ACAAACTTATCAGCTACGTAATCATTGTATAATTGCATATCTTGGCCTTTAAGGAAATATGAAAATCCTTGAGAAGCATTACAATTATGACAATAGAATGAGAATTTGTTGTCTCGTTCTAACAACCAAGCGCGTGCCTTTGAGCGTGACTTTTGAGAGTCACCACAGATAGGACAACGAAAGTTGATTTTATACGGATTAGTATGTTTTATCTTAAACTGATCTAGACGACCAGAAAGCATTTGAGCATATTGTATGTCTACAAAATCTACCATTATAAATTGATTCCATGTTGCGTGATAATAACATTATACGCCGGAATCTGTCAGATGTACACAACTTAATTAAAAAGATATGGCCAATTAATTCGCGCGACAAGAAGAACGATTACCCCGCCAATACCCATCATATAGTATTTCCAATTTTCTAGGGCATTAACTTTTTTATTCTGATCGTTGATACGAGAATGCAAACCACGTTCCATTACTTCAAGCTTTTCAAGTATTTCTTTATTACTCATAGCTCGTTTTTCAGCGTTGTGCTGCGCAAGTTTTTCATGGTCTCCACGAGACGATCGTCTGTATTCTTCTAACCTATCGCTCAATACTTGTAAACGTAAATCTTCATTACGTCTAGTTTCGTCAACCGTACGTTCAATTTCTTCTAACTTTTCTTTTGTAAAAGCGATTACTTCTGACTGGACAGCAACGTTTTTACTAAGGTCGACCATAAGTTCCATTGATGATTCAACCTTGTTAAAGAACTTTTGGATTTGTTTGATATCACTTTGTATTAGGCGTATATCTGTTTCCCAATTAGTTTGTTCTTTTGACAATATATTATTCCTTTAATGCCTTTTGATAACGGAGGCTAGTGGCGAACTCCATGATTATAATATAATCACACTAGAAATGATATATCTATATTTATGAATATTGGGCTGGTTGGTTCAACAAAATAGACTTTTTTATAGCATAACTGCTATTCTTACTGGTCATACTGAGATTCGTATATGCCTATGATTTTCTTTTGTTGTTGAATGTATGCTCTTAAATCTGCAAGATTCAAAGCTATATCTCCATAACCTTTATCCGTTAAACCAAATATTGCCTTATCTTCAGATTTTAGTTTTGCGAATACTTCATCTACATTTTCTGGAGTTACAATTATAAATTCTATTTCTCTCATAGTTAATTGAGGAGGATTAGGAACAATTGGTTTAGATGGTTTAACGTATTCTGTTTCAGTTATTATTTTCGGCGGTGGTTCCACTATCGGATTTGATGAGCACGCCGCTAGCGATAAGATCATCGTAAACCCAAGGACACTCGCTATTAAACGCTTTTGCATTTTTAGCTTTCCTTTCATTATCTGTTAGTTCAGCTCCTGATTCCAATTCAAAACATCTAAAAGCTTTCTTAGAAGCTCCGTTAACGACCCTTTCTACTAATGTAGGCTTAGCAGCAGCTAATGCTCCTAAATCGTGGTCACCTAAGCGTTTTTGCAATTGATTTTTCTGTGCGTTAATTTCGCTGAATGATTTTTGCAACTCATCATATTGCTCTCTTTGACGTTCAAAGTTTGCTTGCATGTCAGCAATTGTTGCTAAGTTCTTTTCATTAACTTGAGCAATCTGATCTACTTGTGCTGTCAATGTGGCATTATATTGTACAAGTTCTACAATTTTGGCTTGGGTGGATTTGTAGTAGACTGCACCGCCTCCACCCATTGCCATGATTATAATGCCTAAATATAAGAATGATGGCATATTTTTAGATCAACGACTTACTCGTCGTCATCCTCGTCGTCATCATCATCTTCATCTTCGTCTTCATCATCTTCGTCTTCGTCGTCAGCTTTTGCTTCCATAGCTTTTTTATATTTTTCTTCTAAAGCCAAAGCGATACGATTGCTAATTTCTTCGCTGAACGTGTTATTGACTTCAACTGCATCGCCTTCGATTGCAGCTGCAATAATTTTTTCTAATGACATTTTACTGCCTCCTTTGTTTAAACTATATTCTATTTATACTAACTAAACATTTTAGCTTGAGTTGCTGGTCCAACAATACCATCTGCAGTTAAACCGTTCATCTTTTGCCATTTCTTTACGGCAGTAAGAGTTCCAAATCCAAAATCACCATCAGCTGTTACGCCAATAGCCTTTTGCATCTTTTTAACATCATCACCTTGCATACCTTTACGTAGAGTGCGTACTGCATTTGTAGATGTTTTCTTGGGGGCTGGTGCTTTACCGCCAAGGATTGCTAATGCTTCATCCCAACGACGATTACGGTCATCTAAACCAATAGTACCGCCATTAATTTTTTTAGTTAACCCTTTATTATCGCCTTTATCTGCCCATTTTTCTAACTTATTTGTAGACCAAAACCAACAAGCAGACTCAATAGCGCCCTTAGGCGTTGAAACATACTCAGCCGCTTCTTCGGCTGTCATATCTACTGTATTTGCGAATTGTGTGTAATTATTTCTGCCTGTAAGCTGCTTGATACCTCGACCCCTAAAGAGCCAGCCATCGCCGGGATTAACGTTTCCCAAGGCTCCTCGTTTGGACCTAAACTCATCTTGATAGACGTAGTTTGCAATTTTTTCTTGGTTTCTAGCGTAGTCTTTTGCATTTCTTTTACCCTTTCCAAAGTAACGACCAAACACTGAGTTTAATGCTTTTTCTGAATAATTAAGATTTTCTACTAAACGGGTAAAGTCTAATGACTCATGCGCACACTGAGCCATGAAGCCAGCGATACGATTGTTTGTATTGATTTCATATTTTTCAAACATAGGAACTGCTGCTTCATACCAAGCTTCAGGATTTTTATTTGAAGGAATCATTGCACTGAATTGTTCTAACGTAATCATGTTTTATCTCCAATAATGTCTCTTAGTCTTTTATTTTTTGAAGAACTATTCTTTGACGTCCATTTCTTTTGTCCTGCTTTAGACATATGGCCACCATCCATTCCGGCGATATTACCACCACCTACATTATTAACTGGTTCTTCATCCATAGCACTTAGCTTTGCAGCAATTGCCATCTTACGTTTTTTCTCTTTTGATTTACCTTTAAACTGAGGAGCGTCTGAGTCTTGAAAGTCGTCTATCCAAGCACCCATATCATCACTCTTTTTCAACTTTTCGTTGACATTTTCAGCTAACACAGTATAATGGTTATACCTACTAGAAAATAATTCCATAGATTCTTGTAGTTGTTCATCACTTATGTCTTCAGTAAGAGTTGATTCATCTGTGAACACTTTATATTCTTTAATGAGGAATAACGCAGCTGCGTATGTAGCAAATCTAGAACTACCACCAGGCACTTTAGCTAGGAGTTTCTTTAGATTTGCTATCATTCTATCAAATATACCCCACGCCTTTCTCTGACGAGAGTTAGTAAATTCTTTTGATTTAATTAAGACATTACCCTTATCATCAATGATGCCGAGTTTATGTGCTTCCCATTTATTAAATGGTGTAGCTAAACGTCTTATAAATTGATAGACTAAAAATAGATCTACTACCATTTGTTAAATTCCTCTAAGCTTTTCGCTTATACTTATATCTGAAATAATATTATCTTTACTAAGCATAATATCATCATATTCTATTACCGAAGGCATAAAGTTTAAATACTCTACGAACGGCTTTAAATACTCGTGATAGTCATGTAGCTTCATAAAGAGCATGTTAGTTGCTTCAGGTCCAAAAATATTATATATGACGATCAAGTGGTTCAAAATCAACCTTTCTTTCAAATCATTATCTTGTCTATATCTACCAAAAAGTTTACGTAAATATTGAAATCTTTTCAAGTCCTCATCGAATTCGATTATATCAGTACAATTAGGATTGTCGTAATACTTCGAAGCAAATAACAGAAAGGTTGATTCTGTTAATTTCATTTTGTTTATGCGTCAGCTACAATCGCGTCTTCAACAGCTGTATCACCAGTAACACCTAAGTCGCCAGCAGCAACTGCGGTTACTTTCATCGGTACCAAGCATTCTGCATAATGACGGCTATTTGATGTATGATACAACCACCAGCCTGGACCAGTAATACCTTTAGCGCGGTTAGATGCAATGCCTGCCTCTGTAAGGTCGACAAAGATTGCGTTATCGCGATCGTTTGATTTGTTTGTGTTTGATGCAGCATCTTCCAACCATTTTGGTACGGAAGCTAGTGCATCTGTTTTTCCCCATAGTGCCATTGTTGTTCTCCTAGTTTGGGTTAATTAATAGTTTGTGACCTGGTCTTTATCGCCACCAGCTTTCGTAACTAATTTCTTAGTAGCTCTCATAATACCTTTTTTACGCTTAGACGTATTCTGGAAATCAGAAGCATCATCAGAAGCTTTATTAATATAAGTTCCTAACTTTTCAGGCGATAATTCATCAAGCTGATCTGTTTCTTCGTTTTTCTTTTTACGCATCATAGCAAAATCGTCACCGTCAATGTCTCCATCGTTATCTTTATCTAACGCCTTTTGTCCACCAGAAAGTTTCTTTTTACTTTCTTCTAATTCGTTAATGAATGTACTAAACCGTTTCATTTTGATTTCCTTTTTGTATGTTTACTGATAGTATTTATAAAAAAATTACCATTTGACCTTATCAGCCCAATATGCGGCTGACATTTTCCCTTTAGCGATGTTTTTACCGTGGCGAGCCTTAAACGACTTACGTTTTGCTTTCATTTTATCAGACTCACCCTTTTTAGGATCACCAGCTGTACTTGCACCTTGCTGACCAAATCGAATTGTTTTAACTTTGTCACCATCTTTAGCAACAACAATATGACTTTTGGTAGGATGAGAAGGAGTACCTTTGGCTTTATTAAAACCGGCTACACCAGCGTTCTTTAAACGTGGATCTTTTTCTTCAGTATATAATTCACTAATATATGTTTTAAAAGTTTTCATCTAATATCTCTCTAGTGATCGTAATGCTTGCCATTATCGTGTTGACTATGGACTTTAAAGTGGTGTACTGTATAGCCGTCGGATGTTTTATGTGATTTAACATGTTTTAATTTAGTTCCAGCTGGAAGAACTGTTTCTTTTTCAGGATGGTTGGACTGTTGGCGTGCGCCTTCGCCGTCTATATGAACGGCTTTAGTTTTCTTATCGGCGTGAATTGCAAGAATATGTCCGCTTCCAAATTCTTTTGCTGATTTATGATCATGTGATGTAGACATATGAGCTGGGTTGTGAATTATACCTTTTGGATGTTTTGCAGCTGCTGCACCAAAGTCGTGATGTGAACCGTGATACAAAGTTATTTTTTTACCAAGAGGTTTAGAATGTTTATGGATTGTGTGATGCACATGGGCTTCGCTATTGCGAATATGTTTTTGCTCGTGACGATCAGGAAATTCACTGTGGTCATCCCAATGCGAATGGTCCATTTTATGTATTTTGTGCTCGTGAGCAGCTTTTTTACTGTAGCCTTTGTGATGATCAGGACTTAATCCTTTTTTATGCTGACTTATTAAATGCTCATTCATTTCTGAAGAGTTACGTTTAAAATGACCGAAAGCTTCACTCTCATGATTGTCATCATGTGCGCGAGAAGAATGGTTTGATAGATGTTCACTGTGATCTGTTTTATTATGACTCGCAGCGTGATCAGCTAAAGATTTTTCATGATCTGCTTTAACGCCAAAAGCTTTTTTAACTTTTTTTATTATAGATTCGTTAGTATCTTTTTTCTTTTCTTTTTCTTTTTTCCTGTCGAATGAAGTATCATGAGCAACAAAAACGTTTCCATCTTTATCTTTATCAAAGCCAGGTGTAGCCTTATCTTCTTGTTCTGCTATATATTGTTTAAAAGTTATCATTTTTTTACCTTAGAAGCTAAGTCTTTATCAGCTCCTCCCCAAGTACCAGAAGACTTTGTAATGAAAGAATTTACCCTAGCATGACCCCATTGTTGTGGAGTTGTGCCAGGTTTATGTCCAGTACGCCATGCCGCAACACCTCTATTATATACTTTACGCAAAATACCTGCGGCCATACCCGATTTTTTTGCTTTATCTGCTAAAGATTTACCTGCAGCGTCTTCTCCTAAGAAATCAAACTCTTCGTTTGTAAAACCCATTGCGCGTGCTTTCTTTGTATGCTTTGACTCTTTAGTCTTAGCATCTTTATCTCCTGGAGCAGGTTTATAAGCAGCTGGATTACCATCATCCATCTTTGCGCCTTTTTCAAAATGACGTTCTCTGTCATCTTTTTGTTTTTTAGGAATGCCTTTATAGTAACTAGCGTTTTCTGTAAACTGAATAAATCTTTTCATACTTTCACCACGTCGTTTGGGGTTCTAAAATTCTTTTTGCGCATAATAGTTTTATGCGTAATCTCAAATTCACCTTTGTTATAATGAATAACAATAGGCAAATTTAAATCTGTATCAATATCTTTTAAAACAGCTTGCACATCAGGCCCTAACTGTTTAATTGATTTGCCTTTTCTCTTAGCAATCTTTTTAAACAGTTTCTGAAGCTCTGCTATCTTAATCTCTGGTTTGTTTCTTGGATCATTCATCCTATCTGCGAAATGTCTAGAAAACTCGATATCGATATTGTACTTATTAAGCAGTTTATCACCAAATTTTTCTAAATCAGTAATCTGTCTCTGAGTTACTCTTTCGCAAAAAAGCTTAAATCTTAACATTTATTAACTCTTTTCTGACTTCATATAATCTCTTGCGGTATCAATATAATCAGTGGCCTTAGTAATTTTGCCTTGAACCCATTCTGGTAGATTATCATCATCGCCTAGCATATTAGACAATTCAGTTGCAGCATCTATCATAGTGCGCAAAGATGTCTTAGCCATGCTTCCTTCTTGATCGTATTCACCAGGATTTTGGTCTTTTGCTTCTAAGAATGACTTAAACTTTTTCATGAAGTAGCTCCTGATTTAGTTGGCTTTACCGGTGCATTAGCTCTTTCTCTTGCTTTAGCTTTTGCAGCATCGTATCTTGCTTTCATCTTAGTAAGTCTTTCACGATCTTTATTCTTTTGTTCGGCTTTTTTAGCTTTTTTCTCAGCTGCGTCTGCTCTCCCTGCTACAGATGCTCTTCTGATACCCTTACCGGCTAGGCGTGTTCCACCTACAACTGTTTTAGCAGCGCCTTTAAATACGCCTGATAAAGCTGATCCAACAATACCTTCATCTACATCTTCTTTAGGTACACAATCTGGTACCATCTTATCGCCTTTTTTCTTCATTCCTACTTGTTTATGAGTATCCCAACAAGCTTCGTCAACTGC